CATGACGGCGTAATGGTTAGCCCAAGCGGCAAACCTACAGCCTACAACGTCAAAAGCGGAGATGAATTCCGCAGCATTTCAGCAAACAACTTTATCCTCGTTTATGACCCAGACCGCGTTGCGCAATTGCGCGGCGTTTCTGCACTAGCGCACGCAATCGACCACATCCGCGATGCGACCGACATCCTCGAATTTGAAAAGGTTGGCGTCAAAATGAACAGCGCCATAGGCATGGCCATTACCACGCAAGGCGGCATTGCAGACGATGGCAGCAGCTTAATCGAGGACGGATATAGTGCTGCCGATACGGGCACAGTTGCATGGGACACATTCCAGCCTGGCATGGTTCCACGTCTTAAGATTGGCGAATCAATCGAGAGTTTTGCGAGCAACAAACCAAGCACCGCCTTTGCTGGGTTTTTGGAATACCTTTTGCGTGATGTTGCTTTGGGGCTTGGCGTTCCATACGAATTCATCGTGGAACCATCAAAACAGGGGACCGCTTCAAGGTTTATCCTCGAAAAAGCCGCACGAAGATTTGAAGAGCGCCAAGCTCTTATTACCAGCAGATTTTGCAATCGCGTTTGGGGATGGGTTATCGCGCGAGGCATCAAGCGTGGCGACTTGCCTGCGTCTTCCGATTGGTGGCGCGTCAATTGGCAAGCACCAAAGAAAATCACGGTTGATTTGGGCCGCGAATCCAAAGCCAACCAGGACGCCATAAAGATGGGGCTGCGCACAATGCGCGAAGACACAGGCGAACGCGGCCATGACTGGCAGGACATCCGCAACCAAGTGGAGCGCGAAGCGAGCGACTTGCTGGAGCGGGCAAAGCGTCTTTCTGAAACTTACGAAATTAAAATGGACACCGCGTTGCATTTGTTGAGCCAGCGCACGCCAAACCCAGTTTTTGATAATGACAGCGAAACTGACGCATAAATTAAACAATGACGTTTGGGCCATACTGCCCGACTATCACCGCGCGCTGGCAACGCAGTTGGAAGAGCATGACTACAGCGGCAACGGTTACGATTTGCCGCGTCCAGAAGAAGAAAGCGGCGTTGCCATCATACACATTCACGGCGCCGTTGGGAAAATGCTGACCGAATACGAGCGCATGTTCGGCATGACCGACTACGACGACATCGCCGAGCAAGTTGCGGATGCGGACGCAAACCCAAACATCAACTCCATCTTGCTACACATTGACTCCCCAGGTGGAACGATTACGGGACTGCCAGAGTTAGCTGCCAAACTGCGCAACGTCAGCAAACCATTGGTTGCATACACCGAAGGCACAGCCGCCAGCGCCGCATATTGGATAGCGAGCCAAGCCGACAGTGTGCTTCTTAGCGAAAGCGCCGAAGTGGGGAGCGTTGGAGTTTATGTGGCGCTTTTAGACCAAACTGAATACTTGCGACAAATGGGGCTAAAAGTCAACGCAGTCAGCGCAGGCGAAAACAAACTAGATTATGCCGACTTTAAGCCACTGAGCGAGGAAGCGCGGGAGAGACTGCAAGCAAACGTCAACAAATGGCATGAGCGCTTTAAGGCAGAGATAAACAACAAACGCACCGTGCCGCAATCCAGCATGACCGGCCAAACTTACGAAGGAATGGAAGCGGTGGAAGCTGGGCTTGCTGACGGTGTAGTGAACGATTTGAACGAAGTCATTGGCCTAATGGCAAATTTATAAACACATGAAAACAATCCTTGATTTAGTAAAAGCAAACGTGGAGTTGTCCAACCTAGCTGGAAAGCTGGAGGAGGCAACCGCCGCTAACCAAACACTTCAAACCCGCATTGAAGAAGCAAGCGCTTCTCATGCGGAGGAAGTAGCAAAACTTGGCGCACAACACGCCCAGGACATCGCAAGCCTTGAAAGCAAAATCAAGGTTTTGGAAGAAACTAATTTGCTTCTTGAAGAGCAGCAAAAGAGCGCCGACGAAAAAGCCGTCGAAATCGCGGCAAGCGTTGGCGTAGACGCTCCAGTTGAGGAAGCCACCGAAGACGAAGCACCGGCATTGAGCCTTGACGCACTATGGCAGCAATACAATGCCATTGAGGGCAAAGATGAACGCCGCGCTTTTTATCTAAAAAACATCAAAAACAAACAGTAGAAATATATGGCCAACTCTTTAAATGGCATCAACTTAGCCGCAGTGGCCGAGCAAAGTCTCGACTACTTATCAACACAATTTCATCCTTTGCGAGCATTTGCGCGTGATTTTTCGGATGAGATTTCAGGGCAGGGAGAAAGCGTAACCACACGCGTTCCTAGCAGCATGACCGCATCTGACCTCTCAAGTGGCTACACTGCGAGCGATGTAACCAGCACAGCAAAGACCATCACCTTGAACAAATTCAAGGGCTATTCGATGGCCTTCACAGACATGGAAGTTTCCAAGAGCGGAAACTTTGATTGGTTGTCTTCTGTCTTCTTGGCACCCGCCTTGGAAGTTACACTGGACGCCGTGATGGATGACTTGCTGGCATTGGTTCTCAACGCCAACTACAGCGCAAACGAAGTCATTACCGCCGCCAATTTTGACGCTGACGAAGTGGCCGATTTGGCCGCCGACTTGACCACTGCCAAAGTGCCAAAAAGCGAGCGCGCTCTCATTCTGCCGCCTAGCTACTACGCAAGCGTTCAGAAAGACGCCATCGTTCAGGATGCTTCCAGCTATGGCGCCGCCTCTGCTGTGCAGGAAAACGCCGCTCAACGTGTTCACGGTTTCAGCCTCTACGAATACACCGGCATTCCAACTAACAGCGAAAACCTGGCAGCCATTGCGCTGCATCCGTCCGCTTTGTTGTTGGCCGCCCGTACACCTGCCGCGCCTGCGGACGGTAGCGTAAACGTGCAAGACATCGTTGACCCATCCACTGGGTTGCCTATCCAGTTGCGCACATTCTACGACAACGTGGCCGGCAAGCACTACCTGACAATGGGCGTTCTCTATGGTGTCGCCGTTGGTAACGGTGCCGCACTGAAGCGCATCAAATCCGCTTAATTAATATGAGCAACACACTGGCAGGAGTTACACTTGAGCAGGTCAGCGAGCAAACGCTTGATTTGTTAGGTGATAATTTTTGGATGTTCTCGCTATTTGCGCGCAATTTCAGCGACAGCATCCGAGAGCGCGGTGACCGCACAATTACCCGCGTTCCTGCCAGTGTTTCAGTGCTCGATTTGTCCAATGGCTATACCGCCAGCGATGTGACAAGCACCGAAATCGAAATTTCGCTTTCAAATTTCAAAGGCTTTTCAATGGCGTTTACGGAATTTGAAATTTCCAAAGCAAAAAGCGCCACCATACTTGAACGCGTTTTTACGCGTCCAGCCATTGACGCTACAGCCAAAGCAGTGGCCGACGATTTACTTGCACTTGTTACGCCAACAAATTTCCCAACCAAACAAGTTCGCACCGCCGCCAATTTTGACTCAGACGACCTAGCCGATGCGGCGGCAACAATGACGACAAACAAAGTCCCGCGAGGATTGAGAAGCTGTATGCTCAACCCGCAATACACTTCCAGCCTTTCAAAAGACGGGGCCATCGGGGTGGCAAGCGCATTTGGCAATCCGCTTCCGATTCAGGAAAACATCATTTCCACCGTCCACGGTTTTGGAATTTCCGAATATCAGGGCATTCCAACGGCAAACAATTTACAGGGCTTTTACGCGCACCCAAGCGCTCTTTGCATAGCAGCGCGACAGATTGCGCGACCGACTTATGGCGGCGCTGAAATACTTGACGTGATAGAGCCGCGCACAGGTTTGCCCATACAATTTAGAAAATTTTTCAGCCCGCGCGAAGGTAAGTATTACATCACCTGCGGCATACTTTATGGAGTTGCAAAAGGGCTATCAAATTCACTCATTAGAATCACCGACATTTAAAAGACATGATTATCAAACCTTCATTTTGCGTCGGCATTGACGCCAGCGGAGCGCCTCACATCATCGCAGTTGGGGACGCTGAAACATGCAAACAAGCGTTCACCAACGAGCGCGAAAATCCCAGCGGCAAATATGTCAGCGCCGCCGTTTATCGCAAACCGCCTTATTGGAAACGCGCCGACATTGCCATTTCGGAAAAGCCGAAAAAGACTTCCAGCAAAAAAGGGTAACCCAAACGGGCGGCGCTCAGGTTTTTGGTTATCCTGGGCGCCGCCATTTTCCCCATGGCAAACAACCGCATCATAAATCTGCGCAGTGGGTGGCTTTACGAACAAGCCGACCACCAAACGCCGACCACGTTCACAACAGTGAGCGAGGGTTACACATTTGCGGCTGGTGAAACCATTTTCCGAGTGACTGCTGACGCGGCGCAATACGGCGCGACCGCTTACACAGTGCAGCGTACCAACGAAAGCGGGGAGTGGGAAGACGCATACACAATAACGCTAAACGTCCCAGACGGAACCGGCACAACGCGCACCGATTG